GGGAGAAGAACAAGGACTTTATGATTATGTACCCGGAGCTACTACTGTTGATAACCTTAATAAATGTTTTACTTCTATTGAACAGACCTCTAATGATGTTAAGTGTGCTATTACTGATACTTCCAATTTGCTTAAATCTATGGCCCCAAAGATTGAAGGTGCTGCAGACTCTGCTTCATCAATGCAAGAATTTATTCCTCATTTGATTGAAACTTTGAATGCTATTACCAAATTTACTAATGCCGGAAAAGATACTCTTGGAAAACTCGAAAAACATGCTGATAAACTGGCTAACATTGAATCTTTTTCAGATAAAGTTAAAAATAACTGGCCCGTCATTATTGCTTGTTCAACTGGAATTGCTACCTCCGAATCTATGACTCAATTAATTACTCATGTTGTACCCTTACTTTCTGTTTTAGGTTTAGATACTTCTGTTGTTTCCTATTTTTCTGAATTTTTCAGTTCTAAAGCTAAAGAACAATCTAGTTTTGATAATACTAAGAAATTGATGATTTTCCTTGCCTCATTCTTAGGCAAATATTCTCCCATACCTTTTATTGCTAAATTTACTTCTACTTTGAACTCTACTACTAAAGAAATGGAATCCCTTGATAAACTTGCTGATATTTTAGGAGATGTTTTATCTGAATTTGGAATTGATGTTTCATCTAAAGCAAAAGCTATTACTGAATTAAGAAATGGAATGATTGAACTTATTGAAAAGACTCCACGATTTGAAGCACTTGTTGCTACTAAATGTGTAGCTTTTGTACGTGATGAAGAATATAAAGATTTTATGAAATGTTATAATCAAATTCAATCTATTAAGAAACAAGTTGATTGTGGTGTGTATGCATCTATTAGAAATTCTAATTTTTGTTCTGATCTTATGCAATTTAATACTCGTTACGTACGTATGAAGGCTGCCATCGATTATGTACGTGCTACTAATGGTCGTCGTCAAGAACCAGTTGCATTTTTATTTCATGGACTTCCCAAATTGGGTAAAAGTCAATTGTTGTGTCAAATTAAATACCGTATTAGCAAAGTTTACCATGAAGAATATGCTGATAAAGAAGAATATATATTTATGGATGATATTAAAGACTGGACTACTTGGCAACAAAATACTACTGATGATTACCACCAAGGATATAATGGACAAGAAATTCATGCTATTGATGATTTGTTTAGCCGTATTGATGATTTAGATCATAAAGATATGTTAAATTTTGTTTCTTGTGTTGTATTCCCTACTCGTCAAGCTGAACTTAGTGAAAAAGGAAAACCTTATGTTTCAAAATTATTATTAGCTTCCTCCAATATTTGGCCCACAACTAGTAAAACTATTAAATGTGTTGATGCTCTCCAACGTCGTTTCACTGTTATTCGTTTCACAAAGATTGCTGGAAAAGATGTACCAAAAGACGGATTTGATAGTGAATTTAAATGGCTTGATCTTCAGGAAACTGAAGGTTCTTATTATGATCCTATTAGAGGAAATGTTTCAAAAACTGTTACTATTGATGATATTTGTAGACATATAATTGAAGCAATGAAACTTAAGTATGATATTTTCCAAGCTGGTTTAGCCGCTGCTCAAGTTGATGATGGTTCATTTATTCCTACTATTAATACCCAACAAGTCCCAG